GTTTTTTTACCGTTAGATTCAACTCGTCCTGTGGTAGCAACGAAATCTGCGTCGAGTTTTAATGAAAATTGCGAATCTAAAGCTATCAAAGATTTAGCAACCTTCATAGTGAGAACATCTGCTAATTTTCTTTTTTGTTCGGGACTAATACCTTTAATTGCTGATTCTGTAATCGCAACATTAAATGTTTTTGCTAATTCCTTAAAATCACTTAGCTCCGAAAGGATAATGTCGTCAACAGCGACCCCTTCTCCAATGAAAGATTCATGTGCGTCAAATGCTTTGAGAATAGCATCTCCACTCTTATTCCAAGCGTCTGTAAAAATTTTAGCAGCTTCCATTTTATATGCCAAGGATCTAGTAGGATCTATTGTTTGTAATCTAACAGATTCCTGTAACAAAATACCCATTGGAATAAAATCTTCAGCGAAGAATCCTCTAATGGCATTTAATTGCCCCGTGCCTTCAGCCATTGTTTTTAGAGAGGTTCTATCTAACTTAAAATTTTCTGCACTTTGCTGTGGGACTTGAATAGATGCCCATTCTTCTACAGCTAGATCGTAACTATCTAGAGCATGCTTCCACAGTTGAGTATCTTTGTATACTCCAACACTTCCTGACCAATTAAAGGTCACTGCGGTATCAGTAGATCCTGATTTTATACGAACAGATCGTTTATCTGAATAACTTGATCCAGTTTTTATATGGTCTTTAACCCAGTTTAAATCATCTACTGTTGCAGTACCATCTTTTACTTTTTCAGAAATTTGAAAAAATTTATCAACAGAATCAACTATTTCTTTTTTTTGATCGGAAGATAGCGGTTCTCCTGAATCTGTAATGGCATTATCTAATTTTCTTTTTAATGATTGGGGCTTATTTGAAGTGAAGTAATCTTGAAGTTCTTGATCGTCTACAACCCAGTCAAATCTTTTTGTTGCTCCAGTAGCGTCTGTTTGAGGTTTGCCCGTTTCCCTATCAAAAATGGACCTAAAGAATTTTTGAGTTATTAAATTTTTTGCTTTTATAAATATATTATCAAGAGATCCAACATATTCCATTTCGGCTTGCATTTCAGGAGTCACGACTTCTGTTGGCGCAGGCTGTTCTCCTTGTGTAAGATCAAGCTCTTTTTCTGAATTTTTCTCTGAATCAACTTGAGCTTCTGTACCTAAAAGGGCCTTCCCTATGGCAAGCATTCTAGCAGCGTCATCTGTTCCATCTAATGATAATCTGTTTGTTTTGGTTCCGGGAAAATTTGATAGATCTAATGTTTCAAATGTTTTAAACCCATTTGCATTCATCGCACCCTTAACATTTCCTTGTGTAGACCATTTTAGTTTTGCTTTTGTATTGGGCGGAACTGTTTGATCCACCGGGAATTGTTGAACTGCTTGAATATATTTTTGATCTTCGGGACCTTGTTCTACTATGTAAGAAACACGGAAAGACCGCTTTTTAATCTTTTGATAGCTACTCAATAATTCTTCAAAATATTGCATATTAAAAAACCCACCCAGTCTGATCTGAGTGGGTCATGTTTATTATAGACTACTTATTAGTTATCACTTCTAAAAGCATCTGCTTCCGATTGTTCGTATATCGTTGCATACTCCCAATAAAATTTTGCACTTATTTCTAGTACATTACTACTTGTTCTATCCATATTAGTATATGAAACTTCTACTGGTCTACAATTGTGAAATACTATACCTTCATAAAATTTATTATTAGGTAATAATTTTTTTAACTTTATAGTTTTTATTTGTTCATTTGCGTTTAAGTATCTTACTAATTCTGAATGAAGACCATTAAAATTAGCTATTTCGTAAAAAGTTGCTTCTATTGTTTGATCGTAAAAAAGATCTGAGTACGCCCCAACATCCCCCCACGGCATTCTATAAGGCTCTGTATTTCTAGAAATATTGTATCTTACAGTTTTTGCGGGTAAGGCATCGTTGGTTGGTTGCCCATCGGCACCTGAAGTCACAGGCGCGGGTTCACCTATATTGTTGGAGTATTTAAACTCAGGACCAACAAAAGAAATGAACCAACCAAAACTTCTTATCGGTTCTGCCGTTATGATGTTAGGCTCGGCCATGATCTATCATGCACTGGCAAGTCCCTGATCTAACTGAACAACAAAGTCGTAACGGAATCCTACTTCAATAGTATGGAATTCATTTGTTGCATAGTTAAATTCAGCAGTTTTCCAAGTTTTTGGATAAATGCCGATTAATTTTGTACCACCAATAGGATTACCTTTGTTATCTAGTTGAAGAATAACAGCAGTACCTTTTATGTCAGCAGCAAGACCTATCGTACCTGTTCCTGCGTTGTATGTACGGGAAAACCAATTGTATAATTTTGCAGCAATTTGTGGTTGATACAAGTTATCAAAGGTTACGGTTATTTCCTCAGTAGAGGCTTTGCCCGGATAATAAACCCTATCATTTAAACGATGGACTTCAATATCTTCCGTAGTAAACCCAGCATTAGTTACAGCTTTTGCAGCTAGTGTGAAAGCCCCTTCAACATCTTCTGGAGTTTTGAAGTGAATTTCAAACTGATATGTTCTTACTGAATCTAAATTATGAGATATAGCAGGAATATTGTTCTGAATATCTCTATTGGTATTTGTATAATAAGGTTGAACCATTTAACTATCTCCTATCAACCAATCTTTGCTGATTGGTTAGTCACATTCAATTCAAATGTGATTGATTCTGCTGCCTTAGTGGGACGCAAGACTATCTTGCACCAAACTTCATTACGCTCCTGCCTAGCAGGAGTATTAGTTGTCTCATCACAGACTACGCTGTAATCAATAAGACCCCGCCTATTCTTGATGTCATTTAGCACTGGATCAATTAAGTTTTTAATTGCTTGCCAAGTAAAGACATCATTAGGTTCGAAAACTAATGCTTGTGTGCTATTAATTACAATCTTGCGGAGTGCAATCATTAGTCTACGAACATTAATTCTATCCAATGCACTTGCAGTTCTTTGTGCAGTTCTTTGCCCGAAAATTGTAATTCCTGCTTGTGGGAAGTTTACTATTGGGTTTATAACATTTCCACCAGCATACATGGAATCTCTATCACCTTCAGTCAAGTATACTTCTACTTCTTTTGGCTTGCTTAGTTTTCCTCTAGTAAATCCAGCAGGGGCAAACCAAGGTTCCGCTACTAAATCGTTATAGCACATTTGTCTAGCTGCAAATATAACTGGATCGTACCAACGATCTGTGTTATCAAACACACTAAACACTTTAACCCAAGGCCAGTAAATTGCCGCGAAAGAGCTATTTATTGCCGTAGTTCTTGTTTCAGATCTACCGTTTGACCAATCAATAGCTTGATTAGCGGTTCTAACTGATGCATAAGGCGGAGATATCAAGGCCAAGAAATTTTGAGTTGATTCTGCTAAATTAATTAAAGCATTTTGTGTTGCAGTGGTGTTGATTCCCGGGACGATTGCTACTGAAATATTTAAATCGTCTCTATCCAAAGCGTACAAACCTGTTTTGGTTGTGTCGCCCGTCCCACCTGCTCCAATAATTGCGGCATCATTTATATCTTGATCAGTTTCATCATAACCATTAGCACCATTTGCTAGGTTATAAGTTCCAGCAATTAGCTTGTTAAATTTAACACCCCCATAAGTATCCGTAGCGACAGCATCTCCCGCGCCAGATAGGGCTGCATCAGGTGAAAATACTCCACCTATATAATTTCGATAAGGAGGAACCATGCCAACGAATCCACCCATATCATAATTAAGTGTAGATGCGGCTACACCTACCGCAGACAATTCAGAAGTGAATGCGATTGAGGTTGCATCAATGTCATTCTCAAAATTTGCCCCATTAACCAGACTGGCTTTGATATATTCAGATATTGGGTTTACAGTTCCTGTATTTATAACGCTTTCAAAGAAAGCAGCAGAATTTAATCCAACCTTGTACGATTCTGCAACTGCGCCCTTGTCAGCAACAGATATTATTGAATTATCTTGTGCCGCCTTTGAAATTTGAACAGAGTTTCCAATATATGATCCATCTGCTTTTTGTGTTAAATTATACCCAGCCCCGGGATACAATGATGAAATCTTGTATGCTAAACAAGAGCTATCTAAAGTAGCCCCATATGCTTGAACAGATGATGAATTCTTGAACCACTCTGTACTGCTCGTACCAGCAGCACTTACAGCAGTCCCAGCAGCAGCGGTTAATCCTAGGGCAGATGCAACACCGCCAGAAACAGACACAATCGCAGTTGGTCCTCTAAAAGATCCGCTAACCGCAGTGTTCCAAATATAAGTATTAACAGTTGTTGCTGGATTTGGTGTAGTATAAATGTATGGAATTACACTTGTATCAGTAGGATAGTACCATCCAATTCCTGCACTAACATTAGTCGCATAATCTGAATTTATAGCTGACCTGATTTGGAAAAGAGATGATGTTCCCGCTGTAAGGGTTACAGTGCGTGTATTTGTGTTTCCACCTATTGTTGATGAAACTACGATTGTATTATTTGATGCAGGAATAGTAATTGTTGCTGTATTTAACGCATCTGTTGAATAAGTATTATTACTTATTACCATTGCAGGAAGAGTTAAAACAGGTTCGTTGCCTACATCATAAAACACAGGTTTTAACGCACTCAATATAGGTGTAGT